CCTCGCCATATTCCGCAATGATCTGCTCATAGATTTGCTTGTCCGTGTCCTCGACCGTTCGAGAGTCAATGTTCTCCGTGTGCCAGAAGTTGCGCTTGGCGTGGAAACATTCGTAGAAGTAGCCTTGATTGCGCCGGGGGTTACTAAACGCGAACCAGTACCGGTCTAAGATCGGTTCCGTAAAGAAGCCCGCACCGACCGACCAGATGGCGTCCGGGATACCGCTGGCTTCGTCGAAGATCAGCATCATGCCGTCGTGGTTGTGAACACCCGCATAGCTGTCGGGGTTCTCTTCCGACCACAGCTTACCCTCGGCTGCCCAGTAGCGCGTACCTTTCTTCAAGTCGCGCTCGACCAGCTCGGTCAGCCACTTCGCTGGGATTAGCTTTGTTGCGCTGATCTCCCACCAGTGGCTGTTGATGATCATCGCTTGCCACTTAGTCAACTCACCCCATGTAACCGACCGGAGCTGGGCTTCTGAGTTGGCGGAGACGATCACACTCGACCCGATGCGGGTCGACAGCATCCACAAGACGAGCCAGCTAACGAGGGCGGACTTACCGATGCCTCGACCGGACGCGACTGCGGTGCGCAGGGCGTCCATGTCGACCTGCCCTTTGTTCGTCTTGATGTGCGTGGCGATCCTGCGCAGTATCTTGCGCTGCCAGGTGCGCGGGCCTTTGAACTTAGCGAGCGGTGTGTTGGGTTGCCCCCACGGAAAGGCGAACAGCACGAACGCCTCGGGGTCATCTGCGAGCTGTGGCGCCCACAGTCGTGTCATTAAGAGCTGCTCGCCCTCGGCGTCATAAATGGGTTGCTGGGCCATTATTTACCTTGCAGTCGCTTCAAGTCTTGCAGGTGGTCGGAGCCTATAAAGTACACGCCTTTAGGCTGCGACAGCAGCCAGCGTTGGCGGTGTTCGTTAGCTTTGTTGGCCATCTGACGTGCGGGCGTGTCGTCAGCATCCCACATCTCTCGCTCACCCCGGTCTAAGAACGCCGCTACGTTTTCTTTTGACGCCGGGCGTTGGGCTTCTTGCAAAAACTCCGGCCCCATGTTTTGCAGAAAAGTCGCCAAGGTTTTGCTGTCAAACTTGCGGTCTTTGAAATACCCAAACTTGTCTTGGTTTTCCAAGATGCTGTCAAATATCGTCTTGTCGCTAGGCAGCACGTCTTTTTGCTTGTTTACGTCCGTGTTGGTAAACAGCGTAAACAGAAATTCTGACGGGTACCCTTTGACTGCTTTAGCGGCTGCGTCGTCCCACGACCCTTTGTACGCTACGCCCGGCAGCTTGTCGCCGCCCGTGCCTTCGTAGTACGCGCCGTGTTGCGCAGCTTCTGCTTTGATGCGAGCAGGCAGTGTCATGGGCTCACCATGCACTTGTCCGACAAAGGTTACGCCAGGGCGCGGCGAAAAGGTTTGTAGCGGCGTGGTGGGTGCGGTGTACGCGTCAGCGCCGACTGCTTGTCGCAGTACGTTAACCGGCGTGGGCGCGAGAGCGTTCTGTGGCATGTTCCAGATACTCCGGTTTCTGTTCCGTGATCAGCCCGTCGATGACGCGGGACTGCGCCTGTTGCAGCGCCTGGGTGATACTGATCTTGTTCGTGACGTCGACGCTGATCTCCTGACGCGCCGTCCAACCGTGGGCGTGCTGCAGGATCGCTAACGCCGCCTTGGCGTCACCATTACGGGCGGCGTCGTGCAGCAGCGCAGACGCCTCCAACTCGCCGTCAGCGCGCCCCTTCTGCTCAGCCATCGTCGCCACCGGATCCATCTCGCAGAGGTGCCGGTACTCCTGCGGCAACATGCCTGCAGCTAACGCCAGTGTGTCGCCCTTCAGTCCGAGCTTAGCTGCGTCGTAGATGGCCTGTAGGCGCGACTCCGTGGCCTCAAGTTTGCGAACCGTCAGCGGTAACGAATGTATGCCCATGGCGGCATGGTAATGGATTTTTTAAAAAAATAAAAAATTTTGTGCAAGACCTCCGTGGACGTGACCGTCCGGCCGCGGGCCCCCCACCCCCCCAGGTTAGTAAGCACTCACTCTTTTTGTTGTCAGCCTGATAAGTTAGTAAGCACTCACTAACTTTTGCCAGGTTAGTAAGCACTAACTAACTTGCCCAGGTTAGTAAGCACTAACTAACCGATGTTTGCACATGTGGACCATGCAAATTGTCCACACAAACCGGTGGCCGCGCGGACGTAAAAGTGTTAACAAAAAAGAATCGAATCTGTGGATAACTTTTTGCCGGACAAAATGTTGCCAAAAAGCTATGTGGACAATGTGGACAATCTACAGAGGCAAAAAAAATTGGTGGCGTGCGCGTGTGCGCACACGTGACCGTACAATCCATTAGCAGTATGATAACTATTTTAACTTCCTAAGGTTTGATAGATTTTATTGTCCACATTGTCCACAAATAGCCAAAAGCCGCACTGTCCCTCGAATGTGGCGTGGACAATCGCGCCGATTTTCATAGTCCACACTTTGACCCACGTAGTCCACAAATAGCAGCGAAAATTAGTGCAAAACATTCTTGTACATTTTCTGAATTCGTGATATTTTGTAGGCGTTGTAAATGATTGTGCTGCAAAATAATTGACTAATTTTTGAGCAAAGGGGCGCAAATGACACACTTAGCCGACCGAATTTATGCAGCAAGCAAGGTAAGTAAAGCCGGCGCAGATTTATGGGAACTATTCAATGTCCTCGCCGATGACGTCGACGGCGCCGAGCTACTTGGCCGCTTCGATGCATACGTCGACAATTTAGACTCAGAAGCGCAAGCGTTATATCGCGAATTGAAAGGGGCACGCAAATGAAACAAACAATTTTCGAAATGTTATTAGGTCTTATCGCTTTTCTGTACCTGTGGGCTTTTCTTTTCGTTCTAATGTCATTTTAAAAACTTTTTTGAAAGTGATCCGACCATGAAAACCGTACACTTGACGCTGAAATCAAATAACGTAAAAACCGGCCCGATACCTGTTTCGACAACGTCGGCCCTATCGTGCCCGAGCGCGTGCCCGCTCAAAAGCGGCGGGTGTTATGCCGACGGCGGCCCGCTCGCGCTCCACTGGCGCGCGGTGACGGCCGGCGAGCGCGGCTTAGATTGGCAAAGCTTCTGCGACGCTATAGCTGCGCTACCGGCCGGCCAATTGTGGCGCCACAATCAGGCCGGCGATTTACCAGGCCTTGACAATTCGATTAATCCGGCCGCGCTCGAAATGCTAGTGGCGGCCAATGCCGGCCGCCGTGGCTTTACTTACACTCACAAGCCGGCGACGGCCGACAATCTCGCGCAGATTAAAGCGGCCAATGCGGCCGGCTTTACGATCAATCTATCGGCCAATGATTTAACGCACGCCGACGCGCTCGCCGATACCGGCGCCGGTCCCGTCGTCACAATTCTGCCGATTGACGCCGGCGCTAAAAACCGCACGCCGGCCGGCCGCTTGGTCGTCACTTGCCCCGCGCAATTGCGTGACGATGTTTCGTGCGCGGATTGTCAATTGTGCGCGCGCTCGGATCGGCCGACGATCGTCGGATTCTTGGCCCACGGATCCGGCGCCAAAAAGGCGGAAAAAGTATTTTTCATGCAAAAGGCGGCCTAATATGAAAACGATCACAGCAAAATACGACGGATTCTGCGCGGCCACCGGCGCGCGGATCCTACCAGGCGACATCATTCAATGGCAACGCGGCCGCTCGGTGCTATTGGAGCGCCGCGCGGCCCGAATCGATACGGTCACGCTGATCGGCGAACATGGGCCGCGTGACTATTACCGCAACGCGCGCGGCCGCTGCATTGATGCGCCTTGTTGCGGGTGTTGCACAATCTAAACTAATGGAGGGTAAACAATGGCATACACACTAAAGCGCTCAATCAACGGGCTCACACACGAAGATATCCGGCGGATATATGAGCAAAATCTCAATATGACACTCAAAGAACTGTCGAATTTGACCGGCTATGCAATCCCGTATCTCAAAAAAATACTAATGGAGGGTTAACACTATGCAAACTATAGTCATTGACAAAACAACCTATAAAGTGAAATTTGACCGCGACCCGATCGAATTAGCCAAGCTTGCGCGCAAACCCTATCGGCCGAAAAAACCGAAAGATATCCGCAAGTTTCCATTCTGGACTGAGTCGGTATCGACGGCCGAATACATTCGCCGGTTCGACTCGCTCAATTTTCTGCAGCCGGTTCAGTACGCTGGCGCCAGCGCTGAAACGGCCGCGCAGTATGACCCGACAATCCCACTATGCGAGGTTTTTTAATGAATACGTTTATTGCCAATATGAAACATGCAGTGCGTAATCGCGAAACGGTAGTTATAGGCGGCGGCGAATTTCAGGCCGGCGAATTGGCGACGGTAATTGATCATATTGAACAATTACAAGGCGCGGCCGAGAATTCAGCGCGCGAAGATGCGGCCGCCGTGGCCGCTAAAAACCGCGATTATCCGCACTACCTGGAGCGCGTCGAGATATTGCTTGATGATGTTATGTTTCGCGTATGGGTCGATTATGAGGCCGCTGACGCCTCTATAGGCGTCAATGCCACCGCTTGGCTAGTATACGCCCACGTAGGCGACAGTCCGGCCGATATCGCGTGCTATTTGAAGGAATCGACAATCAAGCGCCTAGAAGGTGAAGCGGCCGATTATCTATCGGGGGGCGGCTAATGTTCGCGCTCTTAGGATTATTGCTTGCGGCCGCACTTGCAATCGTGCTAGGTTTATAGCGCGCCACTCTCCAAGCGCGTTTCACCCTTTGACCCGCCTTTCGGCGGGTTTTTCTTTACTTGACAAGCCGAACGGCGGCCGGAACCGGTACCTGTTCGACCATGCGTCTGAGCTCTGACTTCGGCGTGTCGGCGAGCTCAGGCGCGCAGAATACGTGCTTTTTCGCGTCATACTCGCGCGACTTTAAGCGCCCCATGTCGACCCAGCCCGCCTCTTTAAGCGCATGTAAGAGCGCCGCTTGCGGTATCTTCACGCCAGACGGCGCGCCATGCACAATACGCTCACAAAGCGCGTAGAACGGGCTCGCCACCACCCCTGTCGAGAACTCACCCAAGCGCGCGCGCATCATATCGACTAGGTACGATTCAGCGGTAGAGCGCCCTTGCTCGACCATAATCATTTTCGCTTCGGTCAACGGCGGCGCAGCGCCTGGGTTGAATCGTGACACGTCACGCTGATAGAGCCATCCTGCGGCCGTGGCAAGCCCGCCCGCCTGATACCAGTCCCATATCGCCTGCGCGTCACGCTCGGCCATTCTCGGCGCGTCTGAGTAGGTCACAAACCATCGCCGATCATCCGATGGCAGGCTAAGCGGCACGCGCTCATTCGAGAACGCTAAAACGAAAATGCGGTTCAGCGCTTGGTACGGGTGCAGACCCTTGCGGTTCACCTGCAGGAACTCGGGCGGCGCTGCAATAATGGGCTTTAGATGGTTCTCGAGCGCGCGTCTATCTTTTGCTTCCGCTTGGCGCAGCTCTTCGAAGACCATCACCTCGGACTCGAGCGCATAACCCCACTGCGACATAATCTCTTCGTTGCGCACAATCGACACGTTCGCGAGCGACTCGCCACCAATGCCCCATAGCAGCGGTTGCCAGAGGGTATCCTTACCCGAGCCTGGGTTACCGATATGCAGCACCGCGTGATTAATCTTTTTGTTCGGGTTCTGCAGCTTGTAGGCCATCACGTTTAGCACATGCTCGCGCTCGGACACGTCCGGAATCATCCGCTCGACATGCTCGAGCCAGACGCGCGGGTTACCGGTGGTTGCCACCGGCCGGTGATCAATCCAGCGATTACCGTACACCTGCCCCTCACGCGCCACTTGGACGCTCTCGCCTGCCGCGTAGGTGATACCGGCCAACGTCAAGGCGCCCAGCTTCTGGCGGTTCTCATCGAAACAGACGGACGCCTCAATGCGGCGCTTGGTCTTACTCGGATGAATCGAGAAACAGGTCACATGCCGATAGAGCGCATTGAAGGTACCGCGCGCGATCTCGCGGCGGTCGTGCAGGTCGAAATAAGCGTCTTCGGACTCGATATAGGCGTAGCGGGTATACCAGTCGGCCTTCTCGACTCGGTCGCGCTGTTTTTTCTCAACATCGGCGATTATCTCAGCCGCGGTATCGGGAAATGCTTCGGTCGGGGTCAACTGCGACAGGGTATGGCTCATCGTCTGCGCCAGCAGCTCGTCACGCAGTCCAGGCGCGTGCTTGGGGCCGCCATTGGCCGCCACCCAATCGAGGAACACGTTCGAGTCTAAGTCGATGCAGTGCGAGTGCAGGCAGCAGTACGAGCGCGTAGCAGGGCTGTAGCGCCCTTCCGGGTTGCCATCGGTATGCTCGGCACTGTTCGGGCAGATGACGCCTGCCCACCCTGCAGGATTCGGTAGCGACAGCAACACCCCCTGCCCCGAGAGCCACGCCATCACGTCATCGGCCCCATCATCCGACAAGCGGATCGGGCGCACGCCGAGCGACTCGGCAGGCGCAGGTGTCACGCCAAGCGCGTCGCAAATAGCCTCGAGGGTGTACTCGCGCTCGGGATGAAACTCGACCAGCTGTGCAGCGAACCGGTCGCGCCCGGGCTTTAGATTGATCGACCCCGGCAGACGGAAGTTGCGCACGGCATTGCAGGCGCCGGGGTCGGTGTAGCCTGCGTCAGCGATCGCTTTGATGGCTGCAGCGTACTCGGCCTTCGTTGGCTGATCGTCTAGGCTAAACGCATAGCCCCACTGGAACGATCCAGCGGACGTCTCGATGATCCATGTCGGCGGCAGCTGCGGCGTCTTCGGCGCCTTGATCGGGTCGCCTACGTCGTCTAACACCATGACTAGGACGTACTCGCAATTCGCGGCAGACGCGCCCGGCTTACCATCGACGAACCGCTCGACGATAAACGACGCCGTGTTGCCGTACCATGCCTGATCGGGCTTGATCTTGCGCGCGTCGGGTAGCGCAGCAGGCCATGTGCATTTGATCGCACCATCGGCATGGAACTGCAGCTCACCGTCTTTCAGTTGTGGCTTTTGGCGCACAATCAGCGCCGTCTCGCCTTCAGGCGCGAGTTTTGTGTAATAATCAAGAAATTCCAAGTGACCCCTCCATTTGGTTGAGCCGCCCTGCCAGGCGGCTTTTTTATTTTCCGTACCGCTCCATTACTTTAACGCCTGCCTTCAGGGGCAACCCTTGCGCCCATGCAGGCGCCGTACACATGACCTCGACTAACCGCTGCTTGGATGCTTCAGGGTCAGCGGCCTCGAGAACGATCTCATCATGAACGTGTAGGACTGTTTCGGGAAGTTGGCGTAAAGAATGCCGCAGCAAGTCGTGCGCGATTGCCTGCGTTATGTTCTCACAGGCGAGTCCCCTCCACAAGCGCGCTCTCGGCCATTCCTTCGCATCCGCTGCAGGCTTCCATGCCGCCTTGACGTAGGTGATCTCGTCACCCTCGAACTTAGCAAATGGATAGCATAGGATGCGCCCTGACGGCAACGCGTACCACAGGTGCTGACCGTCATACATGTAGGTGATGCGACCGACCGGGAACTCGCGCCCTGGGTTGCGTAGCGCACGCGTGTACGCCTCTTCGAGCTTGCTCCAGTAGCGCACCGCCCACGGATTAGCGCGACGCCATGCGTCAACGATCCGGCGGGAGTCGGACTCGGGCAGCACGATGCCGTAATTGCGGCCCATCGCCGAGAACGCGCCGACCGAGCCACCGAAGCCGAGCGAGAGAATCGCGACCTTGCCGATCTGGCGCTCCTCGGACTCGTCGCCGATGTCCTCCTCGGGCATACGGTAGATGCCTGCGGCTTCGCGCTTATAAATGTCGCGCCCCTGTCGGAAGACGTCCAGCACCGACTCGGCCTGCGGGTCAGCGGACGCCCACGGCGTGACGCGTGCCTCGATGGCTGACCAGTCGGCGACAACGAAGGAGTGTCCGGGCGCAGGGATCAATGCGGGCCGGAGCATTCCCCGGAGAACATCTGTAATGCGTTTTCCAAATCTTGGGGTGACGCTGTGGCCTCGCACCATAGCGTGGCGTACTGCGTCGGGTTCTTTGGCGCACTTACGAGTGAAGTTGTGAACCTGGGCGCCGTAGGAGCTGGCGCGGCCAGTGGCTGATCCACCAGCGAAAACGAATGCGCCCCGTACGCGATGGTCTTCAACATCCGCGAGAGCTGCAAGGCGGCTGAACTTTGCGACCGAAGACGCCCAGAGGTCGTCCGCACATTGAATGACGTCCGCAACATTGGCCGGAATCTCATCGGGGTTTTCCTCTGCAAAGTTAAGCAAGTTAGCGCGAACGGCCTTATCGATACTGTACTTCTTTTCGCCGTCTTTGTAGACCACCATCATCTCTTTCGCCTGCGGCCCGACGCGCTCCAGCACCCACTCACGCATGCGCGGACTGCGCACGGACTTGATCTCACCCTCAGTCACTTCGGCGACAATCCGCTCGATGTCGTCGGTTTCCTGCGACGCGTAGCTGATCGCGGCTTGCGAAAGCGGCAGGTCAAGCAACACGCCACGATCGTTAATGCGCTCATTGACGTGGTAATCGAGCAGCTCGTCGTCTGATAGGTCGCGCATGGCCTTACTGATGGCGCGCATGGCACGGACGTCCTGCTCGCAGTACGCGATCATCTCCGCCATCAAGGCCGGGTCATTATTGAAGGTGCCGTCAGCGCGAGGTACTGATAGAAGTCTAATAAGTTGCGATCCTCGATGATCTTTTCGCATAACACTGCTAATGGCGCGTCCGACGTCTTCAAGGCTGCCCGGTAGGCAGTTAGCACGCGCTTGAGTAGCGGTGCAGTAGAACTGCTCAAGCGCAGGCCGGGGTACGCCAAAATCTTGGCATAAGATGTTCCAAAAGATCTGACGATCAAAACCGGCGTTATGAAACCGCAGTTGTTTACCAGCGCGAATGTGTTCTGATACTGACTCAGGGAATGGTTGATCTGGCGTCCATGTCTGTACATCGTCGTCTCCAATAGCATAGGAAAAGCACAGAATGGTTGTGCTTGCGTCTAAGCTGTAGTTGTACCCGCCGCGCGACGGAAGGTCGCACCGGCTTCTCGTTTCGAAATCACCCCAAAGTATTGTCACGCCAGCCACCATACGCAACCGTAGGCGGGGCGATTTTTGGCTAATGCGTGGCTTATGCCGCCTGTTTGTTTGCCGCGCATGGCTATCTCAGCTTCTATCAAACTATTGAATGAATAGACTAAGCCTGTGGCTATTGATATGCCTTTTACTTTTTTCTCTGGCTTTACTCTTCGCCCCGCAGCTAACGCGTGCTGTACGTTTTCTTTGCGGCTAACCCACTCTAAGTTTTCAACGCGGTTGTCTGTTCGGATAAAATTTTTATGGTTGACTTCGGTATAACCTTTTGGGTTACGCAAAAATGCCTTGGCCACCAATTGATGAATTGTGCAAACTTTGCGCGTGCGTTTACCGCCTTTATACAAATGCACGCACAAATACCCGTGCGTCATTCTGTTTGGCTTAAGGTAATCGTGCGTCGTCCTAGACCAAACATGGCCTTCGGTTGATACCTCATACCGGCCTTCATACCCGGCTATGGGCTTCCACTGTACGTTTAGATTTTTCATAGTGTAGGGGTGGCTCCGGTCATTCGACCGCTGTCAGGCAGATCCGACCAAGGGTACCTGACATCAAAATGACCAGAGCCATAGAAAGGGTGGGCCTACTCGCTGCGTCCGGCTTTCTCATGCTGGTGGTGCGTTCCAGCTTCCGGCATCCGCTTTGGGCCCGTGTTACTTAACCGCGACGACGACGTGCTGGTGCAGCCTCGGCAGCAGGCGCTGCTTCTTCTGCAGGCGCTTCGTCGCGCTCGCCGTCCATGCCGACCCACTCGACAATCTCAAAGACTGGCGTGAAGATGCGACCGTACGACTTGTGCTGATAGTGGTCTTTCTTCAGACGCACGATCGGCACCGGCTTGCTTTGGTCTTTCTCAACTTGCTGCGCAATAGCCACGGCAAGCGTATTGACCGCACTCTTGCCGCCGACTGACGTGACGGTGTAGCGTGCTTCCACCCCTTGGTCTTCGCCAGAGACGCACTTCAGCGACATGCCGACCTGCTTTTGCCATCCATTCTTAGCGCCGCCGGGAGCGACGTCAATTTCAGGTAGCGGATCGGTGACCGGCGCCATCTTCTCACCCAAGACCTCACCGTCACCCCATGCGATGTAACCATGCACGAAAGAAAACGGATTGATCGCCCAAGTCGACTCAGCTTCGACTTCGGTTTGGTCTGCACCAAACACCCAATGGCCGGTCTTGTCCATTTTCAGGATGACCGACCCTGCTGGGCCGACTTCAGTCTCAAGCGCACGCAGCGCGGTAGAGAGGGTAGATACTGCAGGCAGGTTAGCGCCTTTGAAGGTTACGATATTGGACATGACTGTACTCCTTATTGAAGTTTAGAGAGGGCTGCAGTTAACTGCTTCCCGATTTGCAACACCGCTGGCCTCGGATCAGAGTCCGGTGCCAACGTATCGCCCGATGAGATAGCAACCACCATCTCAGCGGGAAATTCGATTTTAGCCTTTTTCAGCGTCTTCTCGAGCTGTGCAGGCGACTTTATTTTTACTGGCTCGTACGCGTCCTTGATATTGTTCGCGTCAACCCATGCTTCGATCTTTGCGTCACTCACCCACTGACGCGTCGCACGTTTGGCGACCAGTTTGTAACCTGGCACCGGGTGTCCGTTTTCAAGCATCTGAAACGCTAACGCACGCAGGTCACGCAGATAGTCCTCGATCGCGTCCGCCTGCTGTAGCTGCTGACTGATCTGCTCAGCAGGCAGGTTCACCAGTTGCAACTTCAACGCACGTTCAACAGCGCCAGTCATCTGCGGACAGATCGGCTTGGCCGTACACCAGCGGCAGTGATCACCCGTCTGCATCGGTGGCTCTGGCCAGGAGGACAGGTTAACCGCGTAGCGCAGCTCTTGCTCGAACTCACGCACACGCTCGAACGTCGTCACCCAACGACGGATCATCGGCGGCTGCACGATGATGCACTCGATCTCGTCAGCGCCTTCGAACACCCACTTGGCGGCTTCGGTGCGCATGGCAGCGGCTGCGTAGAACAGCAACTGCGGATTCTCAACGGCGTCAACGACTACCCCGTCACCGAACTTCCAATCGATAACGAATGCACGGTTATCACGGCGGCCAAGCAAATCAGTGCTGCCGAAAACATCAGGTAGAAAATCACCAAAGCCAACGCGAGTCTCAACCATGTACTCCATTCGCTTGTCCGGATCAATTTCATCGAGGGCCGCGAGAGCGGGAATAATTTTCTCATCGATTAGCTCCTGTGTGAGTACCTGATCCTTGTATGCGGCACCGATGCACTGCTCGGGCTTCTTGTCGAACTCCAGCAACTCGGCGATCACATTGTGCAGCAGCGTGCCGCGGTCGGCGTGTTCGTTAGAGGGTTTGGGCGGCATCTTGGCGCACAAGGCGACCGACGCCGGGCAGTTGATGACGCGCTTGGCGGTGGAACCGCCGACGATATTAGAGTGACTCATTATTTCACCCCCACTGGCTCGTTACGCCATGAACTAGACAGGCGTTGACGCAACAACAGCAGTACCGGCGCAGCCGTTTCGTCGTAAACGCCGGGATCGGTTTTGATGATGACCTCGATTAGGTCTAATGCTGCTTGCAGGGCTGTGCCGTCTGCATCAAAAATGTCTTCTACATTCATTTGACTGTACTCCCGTGTAGTGATTGAGCCTCGACTGTAGCCCCTAAAATAATCCTTGTCAAATACTTTTTTAGCCTTTATATTTGCGCCATGTTAGAAAAAGAAATCGAGAAATACTTTGTCTGGACGGTCGAGCGTGCTGGCGGCAGAACGTACAAGTTCAAGTCGCCAACGCAACGCGGCGTGAGTGACCGCATTGCTTGTCTGCCTGATGGCAGCACATGGTTTGTCGAATTGAAAACCAAAGCCGGACGGTTGTCAGAGCTACAAAAAATATTTCGCAACGACGTACTGTTGCTAAAACAAAACTACGCCTGTTTATGGTCGAGGGAGATGGTTGATGAATGGATTAAACAGAGATGACATTCTGCGCATGGCGCGGGAAGTTGCTGGCGTTACTTACCCGGCTGGGGTGGCCGGGGTAAAGATAGGAATGTCGGAAGAACATCTTGAACACTTTGCCGCTTTAGTCGCAGCAGCCGAACGCGAGGCGTGTGCAGAAGCGTGTAATGACGCAGTCGGGTCTGCGTCTATGTATGACAGTCCTGATTCTGCAAAATTTGCCTACGGCATTAAAAATCATTGCCAAGAACTTATCCGCGCCAGAGGCAACGATGCAGCTTAGACCTTACCAGGACGAAGCGGCTGACTTCCTGTACGAGCGCGATCGGGCGATGATCTTAGCGCCCGTGGGCGCAGGCAAGACCGCGATCACGCTGACCGCCATGCAGGCGATGGTCAACGACGGGCACGCCAGTCGCTTCCTTGTGCTGGCGCCCAAGCGCGTGTGTACGGACGTCTGGCCGATTGAGGTGCCGAAGTGGTCGCCGGGATTGACTTACCGCGTGGCGGTCGGCAGCCCAAAGGATCGCGCAGCAGCACTGCGCTCGACCAGCGAGATCGTCATCATCAACTACGACAACATTCAGTGGTTGGCTGAACAGAACCTGTCCGACTTCGACGCCATCGTGTTCGACGAGCTGACCAAACTTAAGAACCCCTCCGGCACGCGCTTCAAGGCGCTGCACAAGGTCATCGACCAGTTCAAGATTCGCTGGGGTCTGACCGGATCGTTCACCAGCAACGGCCTTGAAGACGTGTTCGGTCAGTGCAAGATCGTCGACGAGAAACTTTTAGGCCGTGCCAAGGGCGCCTTCTTGCAGCAATACTTCGTCTGCATGAACCGAGACTTCGGCGAGTGGACGCCGCGCCCAGGCGCGCTGCAGCAGGTCATGGAGCGCATCAAGCCTGCGACGTACCTGCTGGAGCCAGGTGTCTACAAGGACAAGCTGCCGCCGTGTCACGTCGTCGAGCTGCGGTGTGAACTAGACGACCGCGCGCCGTACGAGAAGATGAAGAAAGACTTCGTGGTGCAGTTTCCGAGCGCCGAGATACTGGCGGCGAACGCCGCGGCTGTTACATCAAAGTTGCAACAGATGGCGTCTGGCTTTGCGTACGACAGCCAGCGCACCGCGTCTGCCGTGCCGGGTCAGTTTACCTCGAGCAAGACGGCGGTGTGGTTTAGCAGTCACAAGTTTGATCGGTTGGATGAACTACTACAGGAGAACCAGCGTGCGAATACCTTATTGGTCTACCAGTTTCAGGAGGAGCTTGCAGAGATTAAGCGTCGCTATCCGCAGGTTCAGACGCTGGATGATGTGGACGCGGTGGCGCGTTGGAATAATGGGCTGGTCGAGCTTATGGCCATTCACCCGAAAAGCGCGGGACACGGACTCAACCTGCAGCACGGAGGCAGCTGCATTGCTTTTATATCCCTACCGTGGAGCCTTGAGCTGTACGAGCAGACCGTCGGACGTCTGCATCGTTCCGGGCAACTGCGAGAGGTATGGGTGTATATCCTTATGGCACAGAGAACGGTCGACGAGAAAATCTGGGCCGCCCTGCACGACAAACGAGCCATCTCAGACATCGCATTGGAGGCACTGAAATGATCACACTAACACGCGAGGAAGGTTATTACTGCGTTGTTTGCGGCAGGTTTCTGCCTGAAGAAAATGGCGTGATCGTGCATGACGATGTGCCGCATTCTGCTGATATGGATTTTGGAGATGAGGAGAAACCACAATGACACCAAAAGAAATTAACGAGTTAAAGAAATTGCACAACCAATACCAAGAAGAAGGCCAAAAAGTCTACGCCTTAGTGATGGATTTGCATGAGAAATGCACCAACTTGCAAAAAGAAATTCAAGAGGCCGAAGGCGAAGACTATGACCCCATCCCGCTGATCTTTGGCGCTGGGTTTTGGATTGACCCTGATCTGTGAGGCAACAATGACCATCACACTAACCCGCGAGGAAGCGCAGCAGGTGCTGGATGCGATGCAACACGCAAGAGTGTTTGTGACTAGCAGAGAAAAGATCAAGCAGCCAGAAGGAAGCGACTTGTATGACGCTGCAATCAAAACCCTCCGCGCCCGACTCGCGCAGCCTGAACCGGAGCCGGTGGCGCAGCCTGAACCGGAGCCGGTGGCGTGGCATGAACCCGGAGCATACGGTAGCGTGACCGTGTATAAAAAGTGGGCGAAAGAAAACAGATGGCACCCACTCTACACCGCCCCACCACAGCGCGAATGGCAGGGGCTGACGGCTTACGAAATACAAGAGCTACATTTGGCAAACCCAAATTGGGGGGACTTTGCCTGCGCCATCGAAGCCAAGCTGAAGGAGAAGAACACATGAGACACCTACTCTTACTACTGTTGGCCGCACCCGTTGCCGCCGAGCCTGGGTACCTGACCTACACCAACGACATCAGCGTGCAGACCGTGCTAACGCAAGACCGCGTTGACGCCTGCCGGGGCCGCTTCTTGATGTTCGACATCGACGGTCGCCAGCGTGCCTACTATGGCTGCTGGTCGTCCGCGCAAGGGTTTGCGCACATCGAAATGGCCGACGGCAGCCAGCGCATCATGCCGCTAACGCAGTTTAGACGTTCAATTTCAATCGCAGTACAACCTACAATGGAGCCAATACGATGACTGACTTTACCAAATACGAAACACAGCGCGAGATTCTGATCGACTATCTGCACGTCATGATCGCTAGATCCGACTGGCATGGCGTGTCGGATGTCGCCAACGACCTGCGCGAACTGGAGGCCGAACAACGTGAAAAGAATTGATTACTGGAAAGCCAAACTGAAAGCCGCGCAGACAGAAGAACGTCAGCGCATGAAGGAATACAACCAGATCGCCAACGCCTTCCAGCGTGCGATGACCAAAGTAGCTGAAATTGAATCAAAGGTAGAACATGAAAAAGCTAAGCTGGCGCAGTCTAAATGACCAACTGCCCACTATGACCGAGGAGGAGGTGTTCGCGATGCTGACACACGAATCCATGAACGAGCGCCGCAGCTCTATCCTGCAGCGCCTGCACCAGCGGTACTGCGCCCTGCGTGACGCACGGGAGCGGATCGAGATCATGGCCAAGGCGGTACGACCATGAAATGTATGCAGTGCAGTGAACGTACCTACGTCGTCAACGTCATCAAGATGGCCGGTGGCCTGCGACGCCAGCGTAAGTGCAAGGCGTGCGGGGCAGGCGCCTACACCGCCGAGGTGTGGCTGAAAGCAACGGCCAACGGCGCAGAACCTGTTTATACTAAGGAAGAGGCAGCGTTAATAAAAAAGAAAGCAGTTAACGCACGCCGTGCAAATGAAGATAGGAGGAAGAAAGATGCTTCGTGATGGTTACTTTATCAAAGAAGAACCCCCTAAGATCGGTTCGCATTACACGCCGCAGTTCTATCAGAAGCCTGCGACGCCCGAGGAGCGGTTCGTGCAGGACGTGATGCTAGGCATTGAGCCGTATGAGGCGTCGCCGATCACCAAACTGCTTGGGAGGCTGCTACGGATATGAAAGACCTTGTGGTGGTGTACTACGCGGCCATCGCGGTGGCCACGTTTACTTTTCTTGCCATCGGTTTGCCCGAGCCCAAGGGGCCGACCCCGACTGAATGCACAGCGAAGGACATGACCGTGTGGCAGACCACACGCGACCGCGTCATCTGCCAGCAGTTACGCGAGCATCGTTACCGCATGTGACTTAGCCTCGTCTACTCGACGTAGCCACCCCTTGCCGAAGGTGGCGAACGTCGGGAGCGCCTTGTAGAACAGTTCTTTTTCTACGCTAAACTTGGCGATCAAATCCGTTGGGTCTGCGTCCTTTAACGCCTGCATTGTCTTCGGGCCGATGACGCCGTCAGGATTTGTTCCGATCGCCTTCTGCATGGTGCGGATCGCCCGTCCCGGCCCCGCGTTGATCGCAAAGTCGAACATCAGGTAATCCAGCCCCGACGGCAGCTCGTCGCCCTTGACTGCGTCCCAGTACTTTCTCCGGTACATCGGCGCCACCGTTTCTGGCGTCAACGCCCGCATCTCGCTTTCGCCAACAGGATGACCGACCCATTCTTCCCATACCTTTTTGGTGACGCCCAAGTTGGTCATGCCGCCTGGGTCTTTTGGATGGTTAACGAACCCGCCTTCGTGCAACAAAACGGCCTGCAAAGCCTCGCGGAAATTGTCGATCATTTCTTTGCTCGCATATCAATAATTTTCTCAAGCGTTCTGCCGCCGAAGTAGAAGGACATAACCAACATACCCCACTGCCCTAGCAGCTCTACGAACGAGTCCGCGATATCCAACGCTGCGGCGTCAAGGATTGCCAGCGCCATGTACGCCACCAGAATGTACACCAGCGTTAGCGGGCGGATGTTCTTCGACAGCCAGCTATCGCTGCCCATGTCGGCCTTTAGGCGCTCGGTCAGATTGTTCTGCTCAGTCTTGTACAAGTCGGTTTCGTTGGCCATCTTGGCCAGCTCGCCGTCTTGCGCCATCTTGGCGAGTTCCAGCTGCGCCTTGGCCTTCTGTTCCGGGTCGGGGATTAGTTTGTCGATCAGCTTACCGCCGATATTTAATAGAGCATCTAGCATGTCAACCTCCTTGTTGAAACATCCACCACATACCCCAGCAGAAGCCCGCCACGATAACGGCAAGAATAACCGCCGTGACTAACAGCTCTATGTGGGCTATGACCGCTTGTCTAGCGCGCCGTTGCTTCATCTCGGCGACTTTGGCCTGCAGGCGCTTTTCTGTCTCTGCCTTGCGCAGCGCCTCGGCTTTGGCTTCTCGTTCGCCTCTGAGCTTACCCATACGCGCCCAGAACTCATCCCACATGCCTGCTTCTTGGAAGTGGTAGATGAAAATATGTTTGATGTCGTCGTAGTACTGTTTGATCTGGCGATCAATGATCATCATCTCGATGACGTACTCGGCGTCTGAAATGTATTCCGGCACCGTGTGGCCTTTAGCGACCGCGGCCTCTTGAGCTGCGCGGGCTTCTTCTAGCTGTGTGCGCTGGGTTTCGTATTTGCCTGCGGCAGAGAAGAACTTAGTAACGCCCGACATGGAGTCGGCCAACGTCTTGCCGGACTCTACCGCGCCATTGATTTCGTCAAAGGCTTCGCGAGCAAGTGCAGCGGCTTCTTTAACGCCAGTAACAACCGCCTTGACGCCCGCAACCGCCAGACCGATTGTTACCGGATCGATCATTTGTCTTGCTTATGCTCCAGCCGATCGAAAATCTTACCCAGCATGTCCTTCACTTCGCGCATGTCGTCTTTGTAGTCCTCGCGGGTAACGTAGGTGTGCGGCAGGGCACGCACGTCGGTGTCCAGCCGGTCGATCGAGCGGTGGATGTTGTTCAGCACCCACCCGCCGAAGAACCCGGCGATCGCTACTGCGATATTGAAAAGAATCTGCGAATCCATCGCTTATTCAAAAATAATGTTGATTGTGCCAGCGTCGAAGGTGTTTGTGCCTGTACGGGTTACGCTAACGCGGTCTAACTGCGCCGAAAGTGTTTTATTACCGCCGCCGCCACTAAATGCGGCTGCGTTTGAAAACCCACCTGAAAATGAAGACACCCAAGTGTTGCCTGTTAAGTTAACTATCTGCATAGTTCCAAAAAACACGCCAGATGCGCTGCCTACGGCAATGCCCCACCCTGTCGTAAAATTACCTGCTACGGTTGCAGCACCGGATATAGCGTAACCGTTAGCGCCTAAATAGCCAGTTGTTTCTAGGCCTCCAGAATCACCAATCTGAACAAGAACATTATCCGATCCACTTAAACTAATATCGGAAAATATAAGCGTAATTCGACGTACCCACGTAGGAATGTTGGTAAAGTCCGCCGAAGTCGTAAAGTTTGTGACTGCTGTTAAGGCTGTACCACGTTGCAGGCTGTCATACACAGCACCGCTGTTCGTAGTAACACCTGCGCTACCGTTAATGATTACTGACATGATAGCCCCCTCAGTTCATCCAAAGTCGTGCAAGTATCCACTTGAGACGTAATGTCACGCAGACGCTGCTTCTCAGCCACAATCGCTGCTGTATCGCCATTAGCCTCTAGCGCACGTTGAAATGCGACATCTTGAGCAGCCAGGAGTGGTGTGCGTTCAGCACGAAGCCGATCTTTAGTAATCAACTTGGCCTTGTCAAAGTCTATCGAGATCATTCAGTCACCTCAGTAAAGTCAGCCGTCCAAGCATCACGGAATTCGCGTGTAGCCGGAATATCAGCAGCGTCTACGATCTTCCAAGGCTTGCCAGCAGGTACGTCTTTAGCAGCAATCTCTTGCAGACTCAAGCCGCACTCAGGAGCAGGTGTCAGAATGCAGATACCGCCGGTGTCGTTAGGGTAGATGATGAGTTTCATGGTTAGTCCTTAGCGGAAGATGGCGACAGAAATGACGCCTCGGTCAAGCAGCGTTCCTGTTGATGTGTTTCCGGAATTAACCCGAACAGAAGTTGTAAGCATAGTCGCGGGCGTTCCTGTGCCATAGATCAATGTTCCACCAACAGCGTTCCCTGCCGTTGTTTGGTTTCCTGTAAGCACTACTGAATAATTAGCATCCGGCAACGCATTGGTGAAGTTCACCGTATAGTCACCTGTTCCGTTATCCGCAACGGTAGTCACATTAAACGACCCACGAATTGTACAAAAGCCGCCGACGTTGGTTGTTCCATCAAAGTTCACCCAAGCACGACAGAACGTACCAATTTGCGTACCTGCGTTATCTTGAATTGTCGGTGGCGTGTTCGCTACACCGTTTCTTAGCACCAGCGTACTTGTACTGTCTGCTCGAATGGTATCTGCTACGATAGTTCCAGCCATGATCGTTCCTTACTCGTATAGGATGTTGATGACGCTGCCGGTATCAAAGGTGTCTGTACCGTTGACGGTAAGAACACGAATACGGTCTAGTGTTCCAGAAATAGCGGTTCCAGATGAGCCAGAAGAACTCCAGCCTACAGAATTTACGTTTGTAAAAGCACAATTTCCATTAGAAACCCAAGTATTACCGCTAATATTTGTCAAAATAATAGACCCGGCAAACGTATTTGTAGAAGTAGTTATCGAAAAAATACCAAACCCCGTAGTTATTACGTTGCTAGTGCCTGTTCCTCCCCAAAACTGGCTGGTATAGCCTGAAGTGGCAAATGAACCTGATCCAATCTGTATTTGGTGAAAAGATGTTCCGTTAGTACTTATGTTGCTTAACATCACCGTAATCCGGCGAACCCACGGAGGAATACCAGTAAATTCTGCGCGAGTGTTGTCTGTAAAAGGTGCAGTTTGAGCAGTACCCAACACCACCGGAGCTAACGTACCTGTGACGTTCACCAACGTCTGTGTCGTACTACCCGCTACAGCAGGAGCAGATACCGTAATCGAACCGGACGTATCGCCTGCGAGAACTAAAGAAGCCATGATTTATCCTTTACAAAACAACCCAGCGGCTGCCGGATGAGACGGTAACGACGACTGGCGCTGTGATGGCGTCCAACGACACCGACTGCGAAATGTCCACTTCGTAGGTACCTTCGCCGCCGGTACCATCGCCCAACGCCACAATCTTAGTGCCTACCGTAATGTTGGTGCCTACAATCACCGAGCCGACGCCTAACGCGCCGGATGTGACGCTGTCGATCGTTAGCGTGGTGGCTGCGATACTGCCGGTGCCGACAAACCCGCCGCCTAGCGTGATCGGGCCAGTGGTCATGGCATTCTTGGTCGAAGGGATGGTGTAGCTGATCGTGACCGTCTGGTCGTTCTCGATGAACACCTCGTCGTTACCGCCGCCGGTGGCACCCGCATCGCCGCCGACCTGACCCCAGGCGCCATTAACAAACCCTTCGAACAGGTTCAGCGTGGTGTTGTAGCGGAACATGCCGTCAGCAGGCGCATCAGGCCGGTCAGTCGTTGCCCCCGTGGGCATCTGCACGTAGCCAAAGCCGGAGAAGGTGACGTTGCCGGTAGCCGACAAGGTGGAGAACGCGCCAGTGTTAGGCGACACGTTACCGATCGGTGGCGGCGAGCTGAACGACAGGTTGTCGACAGGCACCAAGATGTTGTCGGTGGTGTACTGCGTGACGTCGTTCGCGTCGGTGATCAAGAACTTGTACGCAACAGTCGGCTGCAGCCAGATGTTGGCCATGCCGCGCGAGTCGAGAATAATCGGGTTGGTGTTGGTGCTGCTGCCCGCCTGATTCGTGTACGTCGCAATCGGTGTCGTCGTGCCGCCGGCGTAGGTGTAAACCTTACCAGCGGCTAACGGATTCCCGTTGGCGTCGAAGAACTGCTGCTTGGGTGTTGGGGTTAGGGATGCCATTTATCACCTACGATTAAGATTGTTTCGGTCTGCAGGCGCTTGAGCTGCCCCTCGTGCCACAAAAGGTGCGGCGCGTTGTAGCATCTCATCCGTTACTTCTTGCCCAAAACGGCGGTTGATCGCCTTTTCTATAGACTGCGCCGCCAACGCCGGGCTAGTTAACTCGCGAGCAATTTCTAGCGCAAGTTTATCGTCCATTTTTAATGTTAAGCGTTTAACCGCATTATTAAATATGGTGAGCGGCACGCTAAGCAAACTAGGCGCCGGCAGCCCCCCTTCGGCGGCGGCTTTAGTGGCAACAGCGGTTCCTTGATCGCCCGCGCCGCCCAACTGAGCCAATCTAACGTATTCTGCCTCGCGAGCCAAATCATTCCGCACAGCGTTAACTGCGCGCAGTTGTTCTGGAGATAAATTTTTGGTTATCTCAGCAATGCGCTTTTCCACCAGCATAGCGTTAGAGCCTGGTGGGAGCGGTGGCCGCAGCTTATTGCCTGTCTTATCAATCAACTCTTGAATACGCGCCAACCGCGCGGCGTCTGCGCCGATGGCGTCAAAACCTTTACGCAGCCCCATGCCGGCGTCATCCATAAGCGCTATTGGCCGCGCGTAGTCTTTCATAAACGCGGCATGCTTAGTCATGTTTACGCGGCCTGTTGCAGCATCTACCACTCTTTGACGGTAAAGGTCTTCTATGCCGGCCTTGGCTACTTTGAGCGCGTTAGGATCTTTGCCAAACATCGTAATAAACTGTTCGGCTTCGCGCTCGCCTTTAGGCTGAAAATACTTGCCTACTACGTCGTCGGCCATAATCTTTGGCTCGTTTAACGAAGTCTGCTTAAATAGATTGGCGTTCATGCCGGTCTTAAAACGTGGCACGTATTCGGTACGGTAGGTCTGCACCGCTTTGGCGTACAGCGTTTTTGCCTCGTCCGACAGATTACCGCTCTTGCCGATCGCGTCGTCAATAGCCTCATGCAACTTGTACAAGTTGCGCAGAGTCATGTCGGAAGATGGCGTTTGCGAAGTTTTAGCGGCTTGTATGTCAGCGTTAATGGCTTTTCTGATGTCGTCGAGCTGCTGCAACGTAGCTTCGGCAGGCGCCGTGGCTTCTGACGCCGGCTTAGTTATTTTGGATGAAATTTTACCTTTGCCTAACGCTGCTTCAGGCTCACCTTTGGGCTTAAGCGCCAACAACTTACGCACCGTGTTTGGCGCTGTTTCTGGCGCAAAGTCCGACAGCTTTCGTTCTAAAATGTTTTCGGCAGTTTTTACTACGCCAGACACGTCTATCTTAGAGTCGCCCGCAGCTTTATACGCGGCGTTATACGCCGGCTCGATAACGCTCGTTTTAACCAGTTTTTGTTCGGCTTTTGCTGCCTTTAGTAATGCTTCACCGGTTTCGCGTTGGCTCACATTAGTCAACGCGCTATCAATTTTATCCAGTACTTTTTTGAACGCGCCTTTTCGCAAAGATTTAACTCGCTCTTCTTGTGCTAGGCGAGCGGCGTTAGTTTGCGCGGCATTTTCGGCGTATACAGTCGCTACCTCAGGCCGTTTGATTAGGTTAGCTTGCATAGCAGAAAACCCAGTGCTGCCTGCTGGCGCAGCTACTTCACCTGCGGTGGGCGCGCTACCAGGAACTATCCGCGCGGCGTCCGATCGCAGTAAGTTAATAATCTCGCGGCCTTTACCTTCTACTGCTTCAAGGTAGTTAGCGCCTTTTAGGTCGGCTAGTTTGCGACCGTAATCAAAAACTTTTCCCGCGACAGGCATGACAACGGAAGGCAGCAGCGCACCAATGGTTCCGCCTGCGGTCGCGTCATCAGGATTTATAGCCGCAGCAGATGCTGCGCCTGTAGCGCCGCCACCAACAGCCTTAACAGCGGAAGATTTAAGCCCCGCGTCTAAACCGGTTTTAAACCCACCCGTTTCCAAAGACGTGACTAAAGGCGTTAGATATCGAGCCAATGAAGGCGCCATCTCTACCCCTTTTTTAATTGGTGCGGCTATTACGCTGCCTACAGGAGCCGTGCCAGTTACGCTGCCGGCAAAACGACCTACATCGGCGCTGCCAAACTCGCCGTATTGCCGTTCATACTCGGCTTTCTGACGATCAATTTCGGCTTGCACGGCTTTAGATGCGTTGTCAGTACCGGTTACCTTATCTACGCCTTTTGAGAGCAATAGCGCAGCGGTATCCGTAATGTCCTGAAACCCTCGCTTAAACCCAGCATAAGGCGCCGCCATTGCGCGGCCATAGTACGACGCCGCGCTTTCTTGGCGAGGGCCGGGCACTTCGCTCGACGCTGCTGCAGGAGCGGGCGCTGGCGCAGGCGCAGGCGCGGGGGCTCCAGACAAACCAATCTTGACGTTAAATTCCTCGCGCGGTATGTCGGAGTAAAATTTTTTGTGCAGCGCATCCGCCAACGCTGCGTCTGACATGTCAGCATATTGCGGGTATTGCGTGCGGATTTCAGCAAGCGTGGCCATTATCGAATTCCTAGCGGGTCTGAAGCGCCAGCGCCGCGTGGGGGCTTACCACCTTGCACGGGCTTAAAATATTGCGTGTCGCCCCATTCAGTTTGATATGCTTCCTTGGCGTTATCTTTTAACCGCTCCATGTACGCAGCCACTTTCTTAAACTCTGCGCGGGCAGCTTCAGGCGTCATTTCGGGACTAATACCGGCAATCATATTTTCTAAGATAGGCCATTCGCGCTCCGTAATCTGGCCAATCGATTGACCACCAGCGCGAATCAATTCTAACCCTGCGGCCTTCATGTCAGACTTTAGGCTTTCAATACGGCGACGGCTGTCAGGCGCAAAGCGACCGGTAATATAAGCGCCGTAAGGTACCGCGCCACTAAAGTTAGCGTCAAAGCCAGCTTTGTTTTTAGGGTCTAAAATTTCGTTTATCTTATCAACGGCGGATTTAGTTTTCGTTTCAACCGCAACTAATGCCGCCCTATCTTTACCGTGAGCGCCTGATTGCGCGACGAACAGCTTGCTGCCTGGCACCGTCTCGATACGCTGCTCTTCCGCGTTCCAACGCTCGCCTTTTTCCAGCTTAGTGCCCGGCCCCCCGCCAGAGCCTTCACCTCTATACGCTTTGTAACGCTCTAAGTTAAGGCGTTCACGCTCTATTCGACGACGTTCGTTTCGATCCTGCTCTTGGCTCCTCTGTTCGGCAGTCATAGTCTTGCCGGTTTCTTTGCCGATAGCGTCGTCCAACTGCGCGATGCGGGGGTCTGTAGGGTTAGCGGCAACAAGTTCTGCGCGCTCGCGTTGCAGACGCGCTAACGGGCTTTCCGTACGTGCGGCAGGCGCAGCGGTTTTTACGTCTTCACGTATTACTTGCTTATACGTGGGGCTGTTCGGGTTCATGTCGACCAGTACAATCTTACCGCTCAGGTCTAGTTTTTCTGGTTTTGGTTGCGTATGCTCAAGTTGTTTTTCTGCGGGCATAAGCGTCGCAATTAACTCTTGCTTAAACGCCGGAAAATCTTCTTCGTTTTCAGGCATCCTGCGGCGAATTTCTGCGGCGGCGGTGGCGGGGATAGCTCCGTTAGCTTCAGACTCATACAGCATGTCAAGGGCTTCTTGACTGTTACGAAAACCGGCTATTGTTTTTATTGCGTTTGTCCGTTGAGTTTCGCCCAGCTCGTAGCGGCGTTTTGCTGTTTGTGATTCAAGGTCGCTTGTTTGTGCCCCCCGATATAAAGCCTCGCCTTGCGCTTTTCTGCGATCGTCAATTTGCTTAGCTAACGCCAAACCTTGCGCCCCAAACTGGGTGGCAAGCTGGTTCAAGTTTTCTTCACTATTTAGGTCTTGAGGCGTTTTTGTGGCCAGCCATTTTGTCATCGCATTTTTATTGCGCGTTTCATCAACATACTCTTTCATTTTGAGCATGTTCATGAACTGATTTTGCTGCGCGCCCTGCAACTCGGCTGCCCGCGCGGCGTGCACTAACGGCGACTCAATTTGAGCCGGTCTGATGCTAAGCGCTATGCTGGGGTCAATTTGAGCCATATTAAGCTACCCCTTTAAGGTAGTTCATGTAGGTATTAAAGTTTTGCTGCTGTTGTTTTGCCGCCAGATTGCCTTGGTAGTAATTCAACCCTTGACCTATGCCGCTTGCCAACGCATTTGCGGTACCAGCATACGCGGACGCTCTGGCGTTTCCGGCGCCAACAGCTAAGTTACTTAGACTTGAGCCTAGCTGCCCTGCCGCGCCACTTAAAGTATTTGCAGAGGTTTGCCCCACGCCCGCTAAAGCTTGCAACGGGTTCATTTCATTAGCGCGGTTAGCTTGAAAGCGGTTATAGGCGTTCATAAATTCTTCCGACCCTATCCCCTGGCCATACCGAGTAACCCCGCGAAGCATAGACCCTGATAGCCCCATACCCCGAGCTAACATACTGTTTTCGACTGCGCGGCGCCCTTCTTGCATTCGAAATTGGTACCCTGGGTCAAGCTCAAAATCTTTTAGGCTAAAAGGCTTGTAGTTCATTGCCATAGGTAAAAGTTTGTTAAGCGCCTGTTCCCCCGCCTCTCTAAATGGGCGCTGTAACTCAACTTGACGCTCAAACATTTCCCGTTCGGCAGCCGCACCTTCCCTAGCGCCTTGCAACTGTGCTTTAGACGCTTTATTTGCGCCGTATGCGCCTACCAATGTGCTGCCTACAATTGCTGTTGCTACGGCTGACATAAAACCTCCTGCTCGCTAAACTCCACGCCAGCCAATCGCAAGGCTGCCCTGTAATCAATAGTTATTTCTTCGCCCATATCACCACCTACGCAGCCCGCTATATTACGTAGAGCCACTAAATTTATATCGCCAGCGTCAGTTGCCACCATAACGGCATTTGGGTTGGCAGCGTGATTTGTATATCGCCCCGCTTGTGTACGCATACCGTTTACTCTAGCAGGGCAAATTACTTCGCCAGCTGATATCGGCGACGTAGCAAATAAACCCTTACCTTCTATTGGCGAATCTGTCACGCGAACATTACCAATATCCAACCAAATTTGATCGTCTTCATTTTCGGATTGTTGCCGAGCGAGCTCATGCGAAATACCAAAGGTATGCAGTATTTCGTCATAGTCAACGCGGTCAACCATATGCTCTATTTGAGCCACCTTAAATTTAGCCGCGCGGTCGTCTTGCCAATGTTCGCTTTTCTCTATGAACATGTTTTCTACAGCGTCAATATCTTTTAAATCAGTAGAGTAAATGTTTTGCCAAACCATATCTTCTAAAACATACCCAATTTTTCGCCCTGGCTTCCCAACAAAAATTAGCGGAGCGGTTAATATTTGAGTGACACCATCGTCGTCAACTACCATAACTTTTCCGCGGAGCATGATGTTCATATGCTCAAATTTTTGTCTATGGCCTATAGCCAGCGTGCCCGCAGGCATGAACACTTCCCGGATACAAATGTTCGGCCCAAAATGATGAACGACAGGGCAGTCAACTTGGGGCAACTGTAGCAAAGTTTCCTCGGCATTTTCCACGCTGAGTAAAGTTTGCAGAGCTTGCGATCCAACAGTTGTAATATCGTTCATAACACCACCCACCGTGAGCCGCTTGCCACCGTCACCGTTATGCCGCTGGCGACCGTTACCGGGCCTGCCGACATACCTGACGTACCCGAAGCAATTGTATAGCTGACATCTATAGTCAAACTGTTAACGTAGATGCCGTTGCCTGCTATGAAATGCTCTGATGTTAATTCACCTGTGCTAGGTTTGTACAGATATTTGGCGTTGCTGGTATAGATGGTCGACAGCGAGCCAGACGTAGCTGCAGCAAAGGTCGGATAGACGTTCGTTGACGTGCTGGTGTCGTTCGTAATCGTTGCGCCCGAGCCGGTCGCTACCGCCCAAACCGCCGTCGTGCCATTCGAGGTCAGCACGTAATTGTTGGCGCCAATGGGCAAGCGGGTAGAGCTATTTGCCCCGTTGCCGATAATCAGATCGCCCGTGCTGGTGACCGGCGACAAGGCGTTAAAGGCTGCACTCGCGCTCGTCTGGCCGGTACCGCCGTTTGCAATCGGCAGCGTGCCGGTCACTTGGCTAGTCAGATCCACCCCAGTCAGGGTGCCACCGAGTGTCAGACTACCGCTGGACGTCACCGTACCCGACAAGCTAATACCGTTGACCGTACCGGTGCCGGACACGCTTGTGACCGTACCGACGTACTGATCGTTCGACGTGATGGTGAAGTTAGGGTACGTGCCCGAGATGCTGGTCGTGCCAGCGCCGGTTAACGACACCACCTGGTCAGGCGCAGTATTGGTGATGGTAAAGCTCGGATACGTACCGGACGTACTGATGCCTGTGCCGCCGGTCAGCGACACTACCTGATCAGGTGCGGAGTTGTTGATTGTAACGGCGACCGAGCCGTTGTAGGTTGTGCCAACGCTGTACGAAATGCCGGTGCCCGCAGTCAGGGCGTTGGCCACGCTGCCTGCTTGGCCTGTCGTGTTTTGGTTAAGTGTCGGTACGTCTGCAGCCTGAATAGCACTCAAAGCCGCGTTAGTGCCGTCTGAGCGCAGGTAATAACCTGACGTCTGCGTGCCTGTCAAAGCCGTAATGGCCGCCGCTGCCGAAGTCTGGCCGGTGCCGCCGTTGGCAATTGCTACCGTACCTGTGACGTTAGCCGCATTGCCGGTGATGTCGATGCCCCACGTACCAGACGCGCCTGATCCTGTCGTACTCGGCACGCTCAAGTTCGTGCGGGCGTTGGCTGCTGTGGTAGCTCCCGTGCCGCCGTTATCGACATCTAAGGTGCCCGCGAGCGTGATGGTGCCGGAGGTGGTCACCGGCCCGCCAGAGGTCGTTAACCCCGTGGTGCCGCCCGACACATTAACCGACGTGACTGTGCCGGTACCGCCACCACCGCCTTGATTGGCTTTGTTAAGTAGGTTTAAGAAAAACCGATACCAATCCCGCGACACCATCCCTGTCCGATCATCGGTGATCGGCGACTGGTTCTTGGGTATCTGCGGCTCGTTATCTGCGTTAGGCATTGGTGCCGGACAAAGCGAGTTCGGCACCCATAATGGCGATCTTGACGGGGTCGGTGCCAGACACCTCGTAGACGCGGTCGCGCAGCTTGTTAGTCATGCCCAGCCGCCGCCAGAAGGCACGGAAGCCATACTCACCCATCTTGCCGATACCAGCCCAATGTTCGTTTGACCAGGTGTGACCGCCATCGTCCGACCAGCGCAGCATGACCTGCGGGTCAGACCCTTGGCCAGTGACCAGCCCAACGCCCGACTCGCAGTCGAGCTGCAGCGCGTGCTGGGCGGTACGCTTTAGGTTGTTCTGCCCTTGCGGCAGCGCCCGCCATGACCGCAGCCACTTCTGGGGCAGCGTGTCGTCAGCAAACACGTCAAGGTCGTACGCGTAAATTTTGCCCGTCTGGAAGTCGCCGACCACTACCTCGTTATTGAAGAACGTCTGGCAGTTGGCACGGTGGCGAATAAACTCGCCGTTGGCAAAGCCAGCGCGCTCATGCCATGCGGCGGTAGCTACATCAAACACCCATGTTTTTTGGGCGGTCGGAAAGCTCAGCACGTAAAAAGCATGGCCATCTTGCTGGTAGGTAAACGCGATCGCGTCAGAGATGGTGCCGTAACTTTGGATAGCGTACTCAACCGCATGGGTCGAGATGCGCTGGCCGGTGTAGCCGTTGGCACGAAACACCACGCCTTGGCCACGGGCGTCAGACCCTAACCAGAACAGCGAGTTGTCCATCTTAGCCACTGAGAAGGTCGCCGCGCAGCCAATCTCATTGACCGCACCCTGGATACGAGCCAGCGGAAACGGCGTGTCGCCTGCGTTGTACCAGACCTCAACCGACTGAGTGCCGAACAGCCATACCTCGCGGTGGTCGACAAACAGCGACACCAAGTTGTCGGGCATACCTTCAGCACTAGCGAACGACAGCGGGTCAATCTGGGTGCCGTCAAGCAGCTCAGACGTCCAGAACTTCTGCGAGTTAGGCTCTTGGAAGATAAAGTAGCCGTCTAGATAGCCGACAGTCACCGCGCCGGGGAAGTCCACGTCGGTAATCTCGGCGTATTCCTCAGTAGCTGCGTCGTAGATGTAGCCGTCGGGGTTAGCCGCAATGAAGAGCTGCGTGCCGTTGTCGACCATCGACACTGGCCCCGTGCCGCTGACATTGCCTAGCGGAACGGCTGCCCAGTTGCTGTCAATACGGTAAAACTTAGTGCCGGAGACGGCGTACATGTAATTGCCGTACGACCACAAGCCACGGATAGGGCCAGTGCCCACCACCCCCAGCCTACGCAAGCCTGGGGCACGGTTTAAGAACGCAGGCTCTTTGCCGTCAGGCGCAGGCACCGTCTCGGGAAACAAGTTGATCATCCGCGCGTCCGCAGCGTTAAGGCTGCGAGCCACGTAGGCTTGACCGAGGATAGGCGTCTTCACGGCTTAGTAGTTACCCGCGTAGATGTTGAACCGCTGGCGAGTAGCGACCAGCGAGTAAGGCATCGACATCACGTCGTCTGGGTTGTTGATGCGCTTCAGATTACGCTTAGACGTCATCGCAATCCGAGTAACCTGCGGCATGGGTTCGACGCCAAACTCGTTGGCAATTTCCATCGCTAGGTTGTACTTGAACGCGCGCAGATAGCCCGGCGGGAACGACAGCGCGGTGTTAAGCGTTGCCGGTTTGGTTAGCTGCTGCACCGACACGAAAT